TACCAATCTGATTTGGCGAGGTACTTCGGCCAGCACAGGCACGGCGGGCAAATTGTTACTTAGCTGCACTGACTTTAGCACCCATGCCAACACGGGATTTCTCGCGCATCTTGGTCTGAACCTTATTGCGCCCTAATTCGCTAGCCGTTTTAGGCGTATCGGATGAAACTCGCTTCGTTGGGCGGCAATACTCGTTATCACCACCTGATCCACAAGGCTTGCCAGTGCGTTGGTCTTTCCAATTCTCCTTCTCCCATCGTTTGAGATTGGAGCCAGCTTCAGTCTTGCGGACATTGCCGCTTTCCTTGCGGCACTTGGCAATGGCTTGAGAAGCGCGAGCCGATGGAAACACGTCGTAGCTTGCTTTGACCTTTTTGTAGCAGGAGTCTTTCATGGTAGATTGAGATTATGTTTTCCGATTTCAGTTAGGCATTTGACCAATAGAATGCAAAGGAGAATGACTGACATCCAGACTGTTTCAGTATTCATGGTGTTACTTCTTCTTCACGCTTTTAGATCCCGAACATCCCCATTTTTTACGCGACAAGGAATTGGGCGAATTTGGATCGGAGCGCCAATCGCCAGCGATGTTGTTGCTGCGAGCACAATACGCATCAGCACGCTTGCTGCCAATAGGGCCAATTTTGCTGCCTTTTTGGCCGTATTTCACCGTCTTTTCACGGCCAGTATCAGGATTCTTGATCGTTTTAGAGAACTTCTTTTCCATATGGTGGTAAGGTTACGGTGATTATGGGGTGGAGTCAACTGTTGGCGGCTGCCTTCTTTTTCTTCCGGTATTTCTGCATGTATTTCCGCATGTATTCGTTTTTGGAATTTGTGATAGTTTTCCCTGTTCTATTGCGTTTTTCGGATGCCTCCCTCATGTTGTCCGCATGGGTGCCAATATGTAAATGTTCAGGATTTGTGCATGATCTGTTGTCACACTGATGCAAAACGCAAGCCTTGTATGGAATACCTCCATTGTGGTTTGAGAATGAGATTCTGTGAGCTAGTAGGCTTCGTCCAACAACTGGAATTGTTGGATAGCCACAATTATTTAACGGCCCTCTCCATCCCCAACATCTGCCAAGACCTATGTATCTTGGATGAGATTGGTCTGGAATGTGACCATTTTCCTTGTCGGCAAATTCTTCAAATGCGGAGCTTATCTCAGAATACTCGTAAAACTTTTTCATGGCTGTAGTGATTTGGTAAATGATTCAAGCATCTCTGGACTCCATCTGCGTGAGCCAGACTCGATCATGTAAATGTAATGACGCTTAACGCCGCCACTTCTGGCGGCAAATTGCTCGGCAGTCTCTCCCATTTGGTTACGAAGGTCGGACATAAAGCGGCGGACTTCTTCGTGGACTTCTAGCTCTTCGTTTTTTTGCCGAATCTCGAACTCAGTTAGTCGTTCAAGAATGCTTTTTGGCGTTTGCTGGTTTTTCATAGATTTTGAATACTGACCAATTGTTACTCTCTGAATCAATAATTGCTTTTGTGATCTGAAAATCAGAATACCCCTCTTGCAAGAAAAGAGCGACGGTCTTTTGGAGCGCCAGAACATTTTCAGGCTCCAATAGATTTCTATTTTTCTCTGACTTGGTGGTGATTTTCATACACCTAGCCAATCTTGCCTTCATATAGCTTTTGAATGCGCTATCAATGGGTTCAGGCCAGCCGTAAGGCGTATCAACCAATAGCGCCTTATCCAAGCCCTTCCGGTAATCGAGAAGCCAGGTTTTTATTCCATTCTCGTCCAAATGGTAGTCGGGAAATTTTGGCAGGAGATTCAAGACATCTGCCTTTCTACATCTAGAATAAAGAGGCTCCATGTCCTCCTTTGTTGCACCCCAACGCTCCTTCAACTTTCTCCAAATTCGTTTTTGGCCTGGGTTATTTGGATCAAATGTCCTAATGTGCCTAGATAGATACAGCGGCAAAAATAACTGCTGATCGCTAAATCGAACCACCCTTTTACCAAACGAATCGAAGTCGTTGTCATGGTATTTGATTCCCGCTGCGTCAGAGATCATACCGATGTCATACTCGACAACTCCAAGTTCATCCGCCAACTCCCATAAAATTCGATACAGAAGTTTGTGACCATGGCTCAAATGGGAGAGCGCCTGAATAAGGTCATTTTCAATAATCTTCTGCATTGATGTTAAATATCACTAATCATGTGACTATGCAAGTAAATATCACATATTTTGTGACTGGGACTGATTGAGGGGCTATTCTTAGAAGGTGTCGTATATAGTCTCCCGTTGAGGGCCAGTCACAACCACTGTGATCTTACAGCTTGTTTTCAGCCTGTGCTCGACTTTTACACTTTTTCACATCTTCCCCTCCCAAAGTTTGGCGTCATGACCGCATTCCCGTCCAACCTGTCGCATATCCCTGCATTCCATCCTCCAAATTCGATGATTGCCCATTACAGGGTCAATATACCCACATTTTGCGTCATCATGCCCACACATTGGTTGATGCTCGTCAGGCTGAAACCACTTGCAATTCATGCACAATTTAAGGTTTTCCATATCCATATTATTTAGCTTTGTTAAGTTTATTTGGTTTATGCTTGTGGCAGGTCCAACGATATTTATGATCCTCGCACGGTGATCCACAGTCTGCCTCTTGATAGCATCCAAGCTCATCACAGAGCATTATGAAGCAGTCGATAGACTTGCAATCTGGACATCCGTAGCATTTCGCCGCACGCTCAAATGGATGATCTGCTTCAAGCCTCTCATTTTTAAGAAACTTGTGATAGCATTCTTTGCATTGCAGTTTTTCTGTTTCCAGAATCATTTCTTCAACCTCCCAGCGCACTCGGCATATCCGATGATGTCAACCAGGGTGTCTCGCTTTTTGCTCGTCTTGGCTCGGCTGACTTTCAGAAGAATCATCATCTGTGCCACATCCCAAGGCTCAATGGTAGAACCTGTGTAGGCGCTCCACAGATTTGCAATGCGGGAGAAAGATTCGTTTGCATCGCCGTAGTCGGCTTGACGTTCTCCAGCGACGATTGCTGCGGCCTCCTCGGAAATGGATTGCTGTGAATCTGGAGTCGCAGCGTCTGTTTCAGGTGTTGGTGTATTCATAATTGTTTCTTGGAGCCAATCTTCCTTCCCTTGGGCAAACAGCCACAGGACTGCACACTGCCAGAGGTGAGATTTTGGTAATATACCTCGGTCTTGTTTCCGCACTCGCATTGGCACAGCCAACGGCTATTGCCATGGGTGTTGCGAGATACGAGTTCGACAACGATCAAGCTGCCGAAGGTTTCGTTGATGAGTGATTTTGGTGAGCGTCCCATTAGAGTGTTAGGTTTGGATGATTGCTGTCTGGCTCAATGAGGAACTCGCACTCGAAAGCGATGATAGCAGGCGGATGGATAAACGATATTAGCATCATGTCTCCGCGTGGAGCAGTGCGGCGTAAACACGTCTCACAGCCTTCGCGCCAGTCCCAACTGCCGTTTTCATCGAATCCTACGCCATCACAGCGGGCCACGTCATTCGGAAGCTGAATCAAGGCGCTATTGGTCTTCATGAGTTTCATTTCCGTGTTTAATTCCTGCGTCAATGTGGATTTTGGTTATGTTTTCGGTAGTTCATCGCCTGCCGTCGCTTGATGTGGGTCGTTCTCCGGCAGGAATACCAGAATCGCCCGCGCTCCAAGCCTGTGTCCAGGCTTTTTGCCGCTTGGCATCTCATCGACTTGGATGGTGAGCATCCTTTCGCGGCAGTCGAATGCGACGATTTTGCCTATGTGCGCATCATCCAACAACATCGGATGCAGTTGCTTTGGCTCGATTGGAGTGTGTAGGTCTTTCATAAGTATAGGGACAAGCGACGGAGAACAAGACGATTGAGAGGAACGGTTCATATTTATGTCCTACGTTGGTTTTAATACGCCCATTTAGCATCGCCAAGGATTTCGTCAGAGTCAGACCACCATTCGTCCCACTGAGCGTTAGTAGCCACGTTCCAATCGGGGATGGTTGCGGCTGCGTCTCTGCCAGTCAGTGAAACTGGCATCCACTTGATGCGGTTGTTCGGGTAGATTGCGATCTGCCCATTGCTGAGCTTGATGACGTTGCCCTCCTTGTGCTCTTCAAGCAACTCGGAGTCACCCACGTCCAGGAGGCCAGATGATTGTCCTTCTGGCAGGTGATCAATCGTGAACCAGTAGTGGCCTCCTATCGGTGGATTACCTTTGCCCAGGTTCACCAGCACGGGCACGTCGGAGAGTTGGTCTTTGCGCCAGACTTCAATGGACCCCGACAGGCATTCCCACATCTGCACTTTGTGCAGCGGCAATGCCGTGTGATCGTCTTCCGGCTCATACCAATAGACGCACTGCGGCGGGATTTTGTCGAAGCAGGCGGCGTATTTCTCGACCCATGCTTGGAAGCAGAATGGACGGTTACGCATCGCTCGAACAGATACAAGCCAAGCTGTTTCAAATTCGTTTTCTGGACCACCGAAGGCGTCACAGCGGATGTATACTTTAGTTTTTGGGAGGTTGATGTTTCTCATATAGTTAGTTTGGTTGTTGGTCTATTGCTCATATCGTCACCAACCATCGCACACCGATTCTGTCGATGCAACAAATGCGATAAGATATTTATCCTCTCAGCCAAATCGCAAGCTCATCCTTCATCGCCAGCTTGACGTAGAAATCCGTTGGCTTCTGACCCTTGTAGGTGAGTCCTTTGACCCGGCAACGAGCGATACAGCGCCAGAGACGTTGATCGTTAAGGGTGAGTTTTTTAGCCTCAGATGCGTCGTTTGCCTTCCATTCCTTGGCGGAAGGATATGCCGCAAGCAATCCCTCTAAATCATTGAGTTGGGCCAATGTAGGGTCTTTTGGAATGCTCGTCTTGCCGCTTTCCCAATTCGCTTTACGCTCAATTTGCTTTGGTTGCCTATGAACCAGCAAACCACGTTTTTCCTTGGATCTCTCAATAAACTTGCAGCCGATCTTTTTACAGCGATCCACTGCCTGAGTGACGCAGCCAATACGTTTGTATGCAGCCAGCAATGTGTGGTAGGCAATATCCTCTGCTCTAGCGACATTCATCAGTGGCATTATTTCTCCATTCCACTCAACCTGGATAGTGGTTCGGCGATTGGCAGATTGCTCACAGCGGCTAGCCCAACGGCAGTTCTCAGGAGAATATGGGCCATTTCCATCAATGCGATCCAAGGATGCCACAGGTGGCCTTTCCTCACCCATATCGTCAACAAACGCATCAAAGCTGTCCAGCCAGCGTTGGCAAACAGTAATGCCACGAGCGCCGTAATTGGCAAAAGTGGGGTGCTTCTGGTTGTAGCAGCGAGTTTTAATGCCGCTGTATGTCAGCCATAGCGGATTGCGCTGATGCCTGATTCTAGCCAGCGGCTTGTCAGAATAAGAAAGCTCAGCACGCAGGCATCCACAGGACTTGGAATGACCCTTGGTTAAGGCGGTATATAGCACGGCTTCCTTAACGCGCCCACAGTCGCACTGGCACCTCCATTTAGAAACTCCAGGCTTTGACGTTGGAGCATGGGCCAACACTAGCCAGCGGCCAAAGCGTTTACCTGTTAAGTCGATGAATGTTTTTCGGTGAGTGTTCACTCATAAAAATACACCAAGTATAAAGTAAAGCAAACGGGAAGAAAAATATTTGAAGCTGTTTTGTTTTTTAAAGGGGTAGTGGTGGGTCTTTGAAATAAAAAGACCCCGTGGTGTATATACATAAGATACTCTGTGGGGAAACTTTTGCGTGGAGAGTGAATATATACGCTACGCACGGGCCGCGCCCCGCCCCGCCTACTGTACCCGCCCCGTGTCCACCGCTCTACGCTGCTGCCTGCCGCTGCCGCTCTACGCCGCTGCCGCCACTGGCTACGCTGCCAGCTAGCGCGGTACTAGCCTTCATGTATCGCCATGATAAGGTGGGAAATTAACCTGGAAAAATATCCCGTAACACATAAGACTGAACAATCAGCAAATCACCAAATTCAATGTTGTTGATACTCAACACTTTACACATCAACCACCTTGTCAGTCTCAACAAGCGGCTCGAAGTGAGGGGAAAAATCCATAGGCTGAGAGCTAAGGACGTTAACTTGGACGGCTTGAGCCTGGTCCATGCCGGATGCTTTCGCGACAATGTCCATCAGGGCTTTGACATCTTGCCAGCTTTGCACGTCCGGCGGAGCAGCATTCGCTTGCTTTAGCCCTTTCCCTGCGATTTGAAGCGCTAGGAGACGATTCTGCTCTCCTAGCTTAGAGATGGAATCGGACACCGTTAAGGCCACTTTCTGTGCAAGCGCTGACGTGCTGGTGGAGTTGGGGGCTGGAACTGAAGGCAAATTAACCGTTTTTTGACCATCTGTGACAACATCTGTGACAATTGGTTTTAATACTCCTTTTGCTGCCTGCCAAATTTCATCCCTGCAACGTCGTTGCCTGATGCTGCTCCTTTCGACACCATAGGCTAGGGCGAGGTCTGCATCGCTGACCCCTTTAATGGAGGCAACCTTTAGACTCTCCCACTGTTCGTCTGACAAAATAGCGTCTGGCATGGTCTTATTTCTTCACTTCGTTTCCCAAAGCCTTCCTTCATTCCCTGGGCTTTAGCAAATATATTTTCAAACTGTCCGTTTTATCTCTTGCAATGTGTCCGTTTTAGATTATCCTATGCGGGTTAGGAAACCACAACGCAAAACTAACTCAACTCGCAAAACTATATGAAACTAATCGAACGCATGGAAAAAGACAGCAAAGGGTGCAACGATGGCTGGCGGCGCAAGCTGCTAGCTGAGGTGCCACATGGCTATTTTGGCAGTATCGGCGACCCAAATAGTCAACGTGGTGTGTACGCCAGCATCGGCTCGCTGCAAATAGAAGGCACGAACGAAGAAATGGAGGAATTTGCACAAGCCATTCTGCGCAAGGTGGAACGTAACCGGGAATGGGAAAGGGACGAACAAATTGAAAAAGTGGCGGCACAGCTTGCACATAACTATCTTGTGGCTTTCGGTGACGCCATCCACAAAGGCGAATCACCTGAGAGCTACCCCCTACTTGAGCGTGATTTCTCAACCTTGAGCGCGGGCCTTGCCTTTAAAGCTGAAGACGTTGCCACGCTACAAGAGAAGGCAAAGAAGATCATTCGTAACCGGCTAACGCTCCCCGGCTATGAGAAAATAGCGGAAGCGGTGAAAGCTAGGAAATAACCCTAACCAAAAAGGGGCCGCGCATCTCACACGCGGGTTAACTAAACACTGATAATATATGACAACGCATCTGACGCTTAAAAGTTCAAACGAGAAAACGGGACCGATTCCAGTATCCACATCAAGCCATAAACAATGCAGTTCATCTTGTCCATTTTTTGGGCAGGGTTGCTATGCAGAATCCGGACCTTTAGCGATTCACTGGAAAGCAGTAACGGAACAAGGCAGGGGCGATAATTGGGGAAACTTTGTCGCTAAAATCGCCGCCCTTCCTAAGGGCCAAATTTGGAGGCACAATCAAGCAGGTGATTTGGCCGGTCTAAATCACAAGATTGATTCCAAAGCGCTCAAGCAGCTAACCGAAGCCAACAATGGCAAGCGTGGATTCACGTACACCCATAAGCCGGTCATTGGAACTGATACCACAGCAACTGCAAATAGAGAGGCAATCAAAGCGGCAAATAATAACGGATTCACCATCAATCTTAGCGGCAATAATCTTTCCCATGCTGATACTCTAGCCGCTCTTAACATTGGTCCGGTGGTAGTTGTTTTGCCGATTGATGCAAAGGCTAACACGTTGACTCCTATGGGGCGCAAAGTTGTTGTCTGCCCTGCCACTCAAAAAGAAAATGTGTCATGCGCCACTTGCGGCTTATGTCAAAAAGTTAGCCGTTCGGTTATTGTTGGCTTTCCCGCCCATGGAAGCGGCAAAAAGAAAGCTGAAGCTACCACTCTTAAATAATCCACATGAATCCCCACGAAACACCAGACATCATGCTGGCTATGTTATGCGGCTGGCTACTTGGAACCATCGCCCTTTTCGCCATCGCAATCCTGCTGTGGTATTAACCCGAAACAAGAAAGACAGAAACATATGAAAACACTAGAACAGATAGCGCCACCTAACCTTTCAGCTCTTAACATCGCGGCTCTAGCTCGAGTCATTCGGCGAGACTGGCAAAAGGTATACTTTGGGGCGGCGCCCTATCTCCATGCCATGGCAACCTTGGACAAAGCGAGCGACTCATACGGCTACGATAGCGGGAAAAGCATCATCCGGTATTTTCTCGCTAACGCTTCAACTTATCGAGGTCCGATGGCAAAGGCGATTAAAAC